GCAGGCGTTGACGGAATGAATGCTGTGGAAAGTTTACAAGGTATCATTGATGATCCGATGCTAACAGGAATGTTTAAAGATTTAGGCAAAAAGGATTCGGACACAGATGTTCGTACTCTTGTTAACAAATACATCAAGGCTAAAAACCCAGAACTATTAAATGATCTAGATTTTGGTGATATGAAAACGGAAGGTGAAATAACTGACAAAGATGCTTCAATGAAACAAAAGAAAAAAGCAAATCCACAGGAAGTGTCAGAGTTTATACTATCTCACTTTGATAGAGAAAACGGAACTTTCCCTAAAGGCGAAACAGGCGTACTAACTTCAGTTGAAAAAGACTTTGGAGAAGAGTACGTTGAACCAGCAAAAACATTTATTGAAAAGATTCAAGCCAAATATGAAAACTATCGTTCAACTTCAGAGATTGATAGAATTAAAGAACTATCAGGAATTGAAGAAGCGGGCATGGATCTAAAACAAGCAGAAAAAGAAATGATGGCAGTAGCAAACCAAGCCAAAAATGGTACAGTTGACGAAAAAACATTTCTAAAAGTTGGTCAAATGGTTCTAGATCTTGATTTAGGAACCAAGGCACACAATGCCGTAAACGCCATGTACCATGCTGTAAGAAGAGCAGACAAAGATGGCAAGTTAAAAGGCATGCTTGATGCAATTGGCAAGACACTAGCAGGCACACAAAAGTTTAAAGATCAGAGTGCGGCGGCGGCAAGCGGCGATGCTTTTGATCCAAGAGGCATGAAATCTTAAACATTTGGCGAACAAAATCAGAATTTTTAGTAATTCATACTTGACTTACTAAATAAAATTGTGTAGTATATACAATGTGCTACACAAAGAAGGCACAACGAAAAAGGCAATTTATAGGAGGCTTATTATGGCAACATTAGCAGAAATTCGTGCAAAACTAAAAGACCAAGAATCACGCTCAGGTGGTTCTTCAAATTCAACCGGCGACAACGCCATTTACCCATTTTGGAATATGAAGGAAGGCGAGACATCAGTTCTACGTTTCCTACCTGATGGGGATGACACCAACACTTTCTTTTGGCAAGAGCGTTTGATGATCAAACTACCTTTTGCTGGAGTTAAGGGTGAAACAGATTCACGTCCAGTACAAGTACAGATTCCATGTATGGAAATGTATGGCGAGACTTGTGACATCCTTAACGAAGTTAGAGGTTGGTTTAAGGATCCAACTCTTGAGGACATGGGTCGTAAGTATTGGAAGAAGCGTTCATACGTATTCCAAGGCTTCGTAACTGATGATCCACTTAAGGAGGATTCACAGCCAGAAAATCCAATTCGTAGATTTATTATTGGCCCACAAATTTTCCAATTGATCAAATCAGCATTGCTTGATCCAGACATGGAAGAACTACCAACAGATTATACTGCTGGTGTTGACTTCCGTCTTAACAAGACATCAAAAGGTGGTTATGCTGACTACTCAACATCACAATGGGCACGTAGAGAGCGTCCATTAGATGATGCAGAAATGAAAGCAGTTCAGACACACGGATTGTTTAACCTTAGAGACTTCTTACCCAAGAAGCCAGGTGAGGTAGAACTTAAAGTGATGAAAGAAATGTTTGAAGCATCAGTCGATGGTGAAGCATTTGACATGGACCGTTGGGGACAATACTTCCGTCCAGCAGGAATGGCGGCACGTACAGGTGATCCTAACGTAGCACAGGCACCTAAGGCGGCACCTACTCCAGCACCAGAAGCGGCACCTGCTCCAGTAGCAGAAACTGCTCCGGCTCCTGAAGCGACTCCAGCACCAGCGGCTGAAGCGGCGCCTACAGGTGGTGACAACAAAGCGGAAGACATTCTAGCAATGATCCGCAATCGTCAAGGCAAGTAATAACAATAGGGGTTGTCTTAGGGCAACCCCTATAAAGAATGAATAGGAGAAACTATGGCTAATAAAGCATTTGACGTTTCCAAGTTTCGTAAAAACTTGACTAAATCCATTACAGGCATGAGTGCAGGATTTAATGATCCTACTGACTGGATTAGTACAGGTAACTATGCACTCAACTATCTTGTAAGTGGCGACTTCCATAAAGGTGTTCCACTAGGCAAGGTAACTGTGTTCGCAGGTGAATCTGGTGCGGGTAAATCATATATCTGTGCAGGTAACATTGTAAAGGCGGC